GTTCACTGAGGCACTACAAAAGAATTTAATCACTGGATATAATCGTTATAATTGTAATGTTTATAGTATTACCCCTATCGAGGGTAGTGTAGTAATTTTTCCAAGTAAAATTGGGCACTTTACTCAAAAGTTTACTGAGAGAAAGGGTGAACGTCTTGTGATTCCTGGTGATATTCGTGTTACTTTAAAACCACAAAATCCAGATTACCATCAGGGTTCTACACATCCTTCTCAATGGTTACAACTTTGAGAGGGTCGTGTTTTTTATAAATGTTCTGGACCTCAGACATCCAAGGTTCATCTCTCATCTTCCAATCCATATCATAATCTAATGTGATATGTTCAGAACCAATATACCTATCGATGTATGATTTGATTAGGGTTTCTCCCAAGGAGACATCACCCCAATCATTATCATGCATCTCTTTTGTTTTTTCATACAATTTAAGATATTTTTTCATCCAATATCCATTTCCATGTGCAAAGTAATCCACATATGAATCTTCTGGATTGCATGGACCTGGATGAACCTTCCACACAGGCAAAACCAAGTCTTTATTTGTTTGAAGGTGAAAGTTTTTTATAGAGAAGTCTGCTCTGCATTTAATTACAATATTATATTCTCTAGGATCAAATATTCGTAATCCCAGATAATTTGTATACCATTGTCTTAATATTCTATATGACCATTCTCTTCCATTTATCTCTAATCCATTTGATTTGAATTTAAATTCTGGAAGAGTTTCTTTATCTCTAAACAAATAATTTTTTGGATTATATTTCTTTATTATGTCATCTACATCTATCTGAACTATATCAGAACCCATGTAAAGTTCAGAATAACTGTAAGAACTGATGTATACATCAGTTGAATATTTGTCAATAATATTGGTTTTTATGTTTTGGAAGTGGTTCTCCCAATTCCTCATATATCCAGTTAATAATAGAGCAACTTTCACAATAAATATAGAAAATACATATAATGATTTATGGGAATTGTTGTAACTAAATTACAAGAAGATAAGGAAACTCTTTTAAGGCAAAATCAAATATTGCCACAAAGAATTTCTATTGCCTCTTCTTTAAGAGATGCTTTTAATGGACCATCTGCAAATGCTGCTCAGCAAAGTTTAAATACTGTAAATGCTGCAAATGCAATTAAAGTCCAAATTGTTGCTATTGGTGGGAATACTGGTTTATTAACGACAAGATATGGTTCTAGTACGGCAAATATTAGCTCTCAATATGGAAGTGTTGTATCTGGAGTAGGAACTGCTACTGCTTCATCTTTAGGTATTGTTGGATTGGGGTCTGTAATTATTGCATATGGGACAATTACAGCAGATGTTCTTAAATCTTATGATTACCCAAAAATTTCTGGAGGAAATTATGGGTCCGACTATCCATTTAATGGAGAGGGATATGTCACTGTTACATCTTCTAATGTTGGACTTGGTGTAAGCACAAGACTATTTCAAAATGGTGGATCTGAGTTAGGAAAGGTGTTTGATATTATTGGTCCTGCAGTAGATGTAAGTTCTCTTATATCTCAATATAATTCTGGAATTGGTACAGTGTCTTCTCAGAATAGTATTGCTACAGCAACACAAAAGATAAAAGGAGAATATGAATTGCAAGTTTGGGGTCTTAACAGGCAACTGCAAGAAAATATTGAAAGATTAACCGAACTCAATGAGGCTCTTGGTTATGCCAATGATCCAGCATACGGTGGACCTTGGTAGGGGGGGTTGACACCTCAGAACCAATGCCCTATAATATAAGGGTAATCAGTTGAGGGGTCGCCCAAATCTCAGTTTAGATCTCTTAATGATTACATCTGCGAATGTGGTGTAGCGGTAACATCCCATCCTTCCAAGTTGGTGTCACGGGTTCGATCCCCGTCATTCGCTTCCCCTTAATTGGGGATTTACAAACTTAATACTTATGAAAACAAAACCACTTTATATTGACCTATTTGAAATGCCTGTAAAGACAACTCCAGAGAATGTCAAGGAAGCAAACAAAGGTCTCTTCAATTGTACGATGACACTTCCTGCTGCAGCAAAACACTGTGGTATGACCCAAAAAGAAATGAAAATGACTTTTAGGGAATATTTGAAGTATCATCCACCCACTTACAAGGTGTAAGTTCTTATGGGAGCGTGGTGGAATCGGTAGACACACCAGACTTAAAATCTGTCGGGCATTGCCTGTGGGGGTTCAAGTCCCCCCGCTCCTACTGGAAGGAATATTAAAGGGATTGAGTATAACTCTCCGCCTTCCTTAAACTAAATATAAAGAAACGGTGTAGAGAATGAAGCTTAGAATCACCAAAGCTTATTGCTGGCATTCTCCAGAAATAAATATAAAGAACGTTGTTATGATGTACTTTGTTAATTCTATACCGTTCACTTGGGATGATTTAACCGAAGAGGAAGAAGCAGACCCATCTACTATTATTGAAGCTAATAATAACCTTACATATACTGCAGAAGATTTATTCAGAGCTTCTGCATACTTAATAATGGAAGAAGCACATCCGTGTTTTTTTGAAATGGATTTAGAAAATCCTGAGGTTTTAGCAGAACTAGATGATTATTAATGCCCTTGTAGCTCAGTGGTAGAGCAACGGTTTTGTAAACCGTTGGTCGCTGGTTCAAATCCAGTCGGGGGCTTAGACTAAGAATAGATATGCTTATATTTGACGCTACTCACAATCAATATGATATGAACAAATATCCTTTTGGGGATATTTTGTTATCTCTAGTTCAAAAATATTACCCAGAAGTAAAAGATCTTCAATATCTCCATGAACATGTATCTTCAAATTCTATTGGAGAACTAGTAAAACATTTAACTAAAGATCTTGTTGATACTGATTTTTATATTTTATTTGATAGGATGGTAGAAGAATATGTTGTTCCGCAGTTAAATACTGATATTCTTATACAAAAATTTGGTAATATTAGGGCAACAATTCCCAATCAAGATAAGAATGGGACTGTTCTTCCATTCCATCAAGGTAGATGGGTTGGTAATGGTCTCGGATTAAGAACTGTTTGGTTACCTTTTACAGAAACTTTTGATACAAATTCACTCCAAATTATTGGAATTGATAAGAGTAGAGAAATTACTCGTATGTCTGAGAAAGAAAAATGGTCTCATGAAAAACTAGAAGAGGTTTGTACTCAAGAATGTTATCCAGTAAATATGTCTCCTGGAACATTTTTACTTTTTACTCAAGAAAATATTCATGGTGGAGTACCAAATAGAACTGGAAAAACTAGAATGAGTATTGATGTAAGATTATTACTAAGAGATGGACAACCTCATCGAAAATGGCCAGGGGCATACTTTAGAAGATTGCATGATACAGATATTCAGTCTCGCAAGATTGAAATTTTACCACATGAAAATGTGGTAACCTATGCAGAATATGAAGGATTTAAAACCAAACATATTGATTTATACTTTCAGACATTAACTGTTAGGGAGTATTGTTCTAGGATGGGTTATAAATTTCCACATCAAACTGGAGATAATGAAGGAAGAAATCACTCATTTTTAGAGTATTCTATAAAACATACAAATTTAGATCATATCATTTTGTTTAGTATTTTTTCTTTACCTGATGACAAATCCAGAAGAACATATATAATGAATCTTGCATTAGAACACAACTGCAAACTTCATTTTGCTAATGAAGAATTTGTTCTTGATAGTCAAGAAATGTTAGAAAAAATAGAATATCTTAGATCTTTTACTAACGATTGGAGTAATCCTGCATATGAAAATTAATCTTTGGCACTGCAAAGAAATGGGTCAATGGCGTTGGACCCTTGTTGATGATTCCCGACCTATTTTAAGACAAGAATCTGGTCAAAGACCTGATTTACGTGATGCTATGAACGATGTTGCAAATACTGTTGAGTATATGTTAGCAAAATAATACCCTCTGTTTATGGTTTTTACTATGAATAAATAAATCATAGTAGCCATCCTAGAGTAATAAAATGGGTCTTAGTCGCTTAGATAATTTTCTGAAAAATAGTAGAGGCGATATTCTATACGTCGATCCTTCCAGTATAGACTCTACAGATAGTATTGAAAACCAAGGTAACTCATTAGTTAGACCTTTTAAAACAATTCAAAGGGCACTGATTGAGGCAGCAAGATTCTCATATCAAAAAGGATTTGATAATGATAGATTTAGTAGAACAACTATCATTGTTTATCCTGGCGAACATGTAATCGACAATAGACCAGGATGGATTCCTGTACATGACGCTCCTATTTCTGGTAATAATTGGTTAACTAGAAGTGGTGCATCTTCTAATGACCTCACAGAATTTACTTTAAATTCTGATTTTGACATTGATTCTCCAGAGAATGATCTTTATAAAATGAACTCCGTTTATGGTGGAGTTATCATTCCTCGTGGCACATCAATCGTTGGTATGGATCTTCGTAAAACAAAGATTCGTCCAAGGTTTGTTCCAAGTCCTCAAGACAATACAGTTGATTCAACTTGTTTATTTCGAGTAACTGGTACTTGTTATTTTTATCAGTTTACATTTTTTGATGCGGATCCAAACTCAAATGTATATAAAGATTATGGCACATCAAAGTTTGTTCCCAACTTCTCTCACCATAAACTAACTTGTTTTGAATATGCGGATGGTGTAAATCCTGTAAAATTTAATGATACTTATTTAAATTACAATACGACTAGAACCGACCTTGACATTTATTATGAAAAAATCGGTTTAGTATATGGTCCTTCTAGTGGAAGATCTATTTCACCTGATTATCCAAGTGCTGCAATTGATGTTCAATCAAAAATTGATGAATTCCGAATTGTTGGTTCTAAAGGTCAAAATATTGGAATTTCTAGTATCAGAGCAGGTGATGGTGTAACTTCCAGTAAGAAAATTACAGTAGATCTTGTTGAATCTGTTGATGGATTGGATGTAGATACTCCGATTAGAATTGAAGGTATTCCTAGTGGTGGATACAATGGTTCTTATGTTGTAAAAACTGTAGAATCTACAACTCGGGTTACTTATGAGGTTTCTACAGCACCTGTAAATCCTCTTCCTGCTATTGTATCAGGTGCTCCAACTCTTAATATTGTAGTTGACAGTGTTACTTCTGCATCTCCATATATCTTCAATTGTTCTTTACGTTCCGTTTATGGAATGTGTGGACTTCATGCGGATGGTAGCAAAGCTGATGGATTTAAATCCATGGTGGTTGCTCAGTTCACTGGTATTGGACTACAGAAAGACGATAATGCATTTGTAAAATATAATGCAGTATCTGGTGTTTATGAAGATTCTACTGCTGTTTCAAACCTTCATACCAATTCTTCTGCAGTATATAAACCAGCATACGAAAACTTCCATATTAAAGCATCAAATGATGCATTCCTTCAACTAGTTTCTGTGTTTGCTATTGGATATGCAAATCACTTTGTTGCAGAATCTGGTGGAGACCATTCGATTACAAACTCCAACTCAAACTTTGGTGCAAAGGCAATTGTTTGTAGAGGATTCAGAAATGACGCTTTCCCAAGAGATGATACTGGATATATTACCCATATTTTACCACCACAAAGAGTTGATAATAATGAAATAACTATTGAATTTGCTCCTATTGACGTTGAGAAAACAATTTCTGTAGGTAATACTTCTAGACTTTATCTTTATAATGAGACCAATAGAAATATACCACCAAAATCAGTATTAGAAGGATATCGAATTGGTGCGAAAAATCAGGACAAATTAAAAGTTGTTATTAATATTGGTAACATTGGTGTTACCAAAGAATCTGTAATTGTAATGCCAGAGACACAGGGAACTGGTAATTATGAGGTATCTGCTACAAAATTATCTACTGTAGGTAGAACAGCAATTGGTATTAATAGTATTACCTCTAATATCTTTACAGCAACTCAACCTCACCAATTTATTAATGGTGAATCTGTACGTATTTTAAGTGATGATGGTGAACTTCCTGATGGTTTGAGGCACAATCAACTTTATTATGCAATTACTGCTGGAATTAATAGTGATCAGATTAAATTAGCACAAACATTTAATGACACTGTAAGTTTGTCTGCTATCACTGTTAATAGTAAAGGTGGTATTCTTCAGATTGAATCTAGAGTATCTGATAAAAAGTCTGGTGACGTTGGGCACCCAATACAATATGATAGTGCTATTGGTCAATGGTTTATTACGGTAAGTTCTACTAATAACTCAATTTATAGTACGATTGTTGGTCTTGGAACAGCATCCCTTGGTAGGGCAACTCCAAAAACATTTATTACTAGAACTCCTGATAATAGAGCTCTTGAAGATCGAATTTACAAAGTAAGGTATGTAATTCCAAGAGATTCAAGTGTTCTTGGTAGACCTCCAGAAGATGCATTTATTATGCAGGAGTCCAGCAATACAACTGGATTTACTAATGCAGAGGTTGCTAAGTTTAAAAGTATTGCGCCAGCTGTCCTATCTAATACTTCAGAATTAAGAAATCCTAGATTTATTTCGGGTGCTACCTGGGACGGAATTGTTGGATTAGCGACGTTTACGACAGATACACCACATGAACTGTCTGTTGGTTCTAAAGTTCAAGTTTTTAACATTGTATCAACAGCAAACACAAGTGGATTAGGAAATACTGGATTTAATGGCGTTTATACTGTTGTATCAAGTCCTACACGGAGAGAATTTACAGTTGGTATTACTACCAATCCAGGAACATTCTCTAATAATATTAATCAGAGAACAACAAATCTGCCCAGATATGAGAGAAAAGAATTTAGTAATACGTTCTACATTTATAGAAAGGAAGCAGTCCAGGAATATGTTCCAAATGCAAAAGATGGAGTTTATCATTTAACTATTCTTGATTCATCATCTTCACCTCAAGTATCTCCATTCCAAAATCTTAGATTCTCTCAACCAGTTAAAAATTTATACCCACAACTTGATAGAGATAATCCAGATTCCGATCCAGATCAGACTAGAACGTTTGCTCTACCAACACCACTTGGACTAACTGAGATTAATAACCCACAGAATAGTATTACAAAAGAGGTTATTAATAAGAATATTCGTGATTTTGTTGTTGGATTTGGAATTGTTGAGATACATTCAAGTTCTGGAATATCTCACACACTTACAACTCAAAAAGATCATGGATTAAATTATATTACTAGAGTTGGAATTACTAGTGCTGGTGTAAATTATGGTGATGGATCTGGAAGCATTCAAACGTTGTATAATGCAAGACTGGTAGGATTTGCTGGTTCTACAACTGGAAAATATGCTACTGCAAACATTGAAATTGATTCTGCAGGTGCGATTACTGGAATTAAAATTGTAGACGGTGGTTCTGCTTTTGGAATTGGTAATACATTAGCAGTTGTTGGTGTAGGAACTACTACTGGATGGGTTCCTGGTTATGTAACAGTTTTAAATATTCATAATAGCGTTGGTGATGTAATTAAAATTGATGGTATTCGTGACAGTCGTTTTACTGATTACAATAATGTTTATAAAATTGAGAGTATTGCAACTGGTGATGATCAAAATGTTAGAGTATCATCTGCGTCAACAGTTTATGCTAGAGATCAATTCCTTGGTCCACAACCAATTACTGGTATTAACACTAATGGACTGAGTAACGTTAATGCTACTGTTCTTTCTGACGTTACTGCCTACGTCACTGGTGAGTCTGTTGGAATCTCTTCGTTAAATTATAATAATGTGACTGGAATTGCAAGTGTTATCACTTCAAATTCTCATGGATTCTTGGTTGGTAATAGAATTAAATTTGGTGGATTCAACCAGAATATTTACAACGGTGAATTTACAATAACAGAAGTTTATAATGTAAGTAGTTTTGCTGTAAAGGTTGGAGTAGGTACAACAACTGCAATTGCATCTGGATCTGGAAGAGTTTATCCAATAGGATTTAGTGCTCAAAATAGTGCAATTGATTTTGCTGATGAAGCAGCATCTTCAAGACTTGTTTATCAGTACGCTGGTATCACTACAACTTTAAATGTTGCTTTAACTGATCCTACAATTAATACTTTGACTGTCACCAATGCCACTCATATGGGTTGGGATATTGGTGATTATCTGGTTCTAGATAATGAAATTATGCGTATTAGTGAGTCAATTACTTCTAATACTGCAATTGATGTCTTCCGTGGATTATTTGGAACTCAAAAACAAACTCACGTTGTTGGGTCTGTTATTAGAAAAGTTAGATTTAAACCAGTAGAATTTAGAAGAAACTCTATTATTCGTGCATCTGGACACACTTTTGAATATCTTGGATTTGGACCTGGTAACTATTCAACTGCTTTACCAGAGAGACAAGATAGACAGTTTAGAAGTGTTGAAAGAATTCTATCACAATCAGTATCTGATAATGGTGGTACTCCATTTTATAATGGATTGGATGATAAGGGTAATGCATATACAGTAACTAAATTTACAAGTGGTGCTACTGGACAAGATTTAATTACTAATGCTCCAATTCCAACAGTAAGAGGAGAGGACCTTACAAGCAATAGTGATGCTATTGGATTTGATGTTGGTTCTACTGAACAATTAACTATTAATAGGGGATTAAAGGTTGATGGTGGAAAGGACAATAATATTATCTCGGAATTTAATGGTCCAGCAGTATTTAATGAAAAAGTAACAATTAATAATTCTGTTGAAGCAAATAGTTTGCTTATTCAGGGTGATCAAATTATTGCTAGAGAGTATACCACAGGCATTGGTACGCCATTAATTGCAGGGAACGTTGGCAACGTTGTATATGATGCAGAACCACCATCAGGTGGAGAAATTGGATGGGTTTATACCAATGATAATAATTGGAAAAAGTTTGGACCTATTCAATCTGGTGGTGATAATTATTATGTTGGTTTATGGAGTGGAGCATTTAAGGGAGATGGTTCTGGATTAAGTAACGTATCTGACGTTTGGGTATTTGATGGAGTTGGTATTTCAACAACAACCAATGTCGGTATTGAGACTACTTCTGCAAAAGCTGGTTATTCCCTTTATGTTGCTGGTCAAACATTATTTGAAAATAACGTTGAATTTAGAGCCTCATCGCTAACTTGGAATATTACCAATGGATTCTTAGTTAATACAGGTATTAGTACCTTTAACCAACAAGTTAATCTTAATACCTTAAGGGTAACTGGTATTTCAACCTTTAGAAATGACGTTTTAATTACAACAAATCCAGACACAACTGGTGATATTGATGGTAATTATTTGAGATTCCAGCAAACTGACCAGGCACTTAATGCTTCGTATTTTTATGGTGGATTGAAGTTTGAAGGTAGAGATATTGGTAATGATGGTGAGCGTGGATACATCAAAGGTGTATCTGAAGGAACCTCAGGTCAATTTGCTATTATCTTTGGAACCCAAGGTTCTGGTCCTTCTGCACCACAAGAACGACTCAGACTCAACAATGCTGGTAATGCAACATTCTCAGGAACAGTTACAGCAAACTCTGACGAGAAACTGAAAGAAAATGTTGTTGGTATTGGTAATGCTCTTAATAAAGTTCTTGATTTGAGAGGTGTTTACTTTAACCGTATTGGTCAACCTGAACGTGAGATTGGTGTTATTGCACAAGAGATTGAGAAAGTACTACCTGAATTAGTATATGAAGCTCCTGATGGTACTAAATCTGTTGCATATCAGAACATGGTTGCAGTTTTGATTGAGGCTATCAAGGAGCAGCAGGGACAAATTGATGAGTTAAGAAGAGAGGTTGACAAATTAAAAAACACCTAGTAATATCTGATTATGATTGTAAGTGGTTATGAATTTTACTATATTATCAAACCCACCATATCAAGATAATAATAAAGCAAAAAATAATAAACTTTGGTATAAGTTTATTGAATTGGACATCAATCTTCTTCAAAATGGCGCAACCATGGCAAAGGTTACGCCATCATCTTTTATTGGAACAACTGGATTTGGCAAAAAGTTCTTTCAAAAATGTCAAACAATTTATAACCTAATTCAAATTGATTATACTTCCGATAAGTATTTTACTGAAGGTGTGTCTATTTGTTCATGGATTTTAAAAAAAGAACCATATAAAGGAGTTACAAAAGTTATACATGAGACTGGAATCCATTATTTGGATTTGAGAGATGGACTCCCTTTGTTTGGAGAAGAAAAATTATTACATGCTATTTTTAATAAAATTGCAAATTCAAATCATCCAAGGATACCTCTTAAGATTGGGCAGGACATTCCAAAAGATGAGTACTGTGATGATGGAAAGTACGAAGTTTACGCCTCAGGAAAAAATATAAAAAGAACTAATGTTCTTCCGACTACGGGAGACTTACTAAAATTTGTAGTGCCATATTCTTGTTCATATACTGACAGATTTATCACAAATGGATACATCGGTATGTTAAACTCATGGTGCCCTATCAAAGATGAAGAGGGAGGTAAATTATTATCAACTATATTTGATATTCCTTTAATTAAGTTGTTTGTTGAAAACTATAAAACTACTGCTGGATTCGCTGCAGCAGTTAAAAATGCAGAAGTTCCTCTTATAAAGGATTTTAATGATGTGCATCAACAATTTGATTTTACATCTGAAGAAATAGAGTATTTGAGAGATAAAAATGTCATCCAATAAAAATAAACATAATGAGTCTTTAGGGTCTGAAGTTGAAAGGTCAGACCAGAGAATTTCTGAGACTGGAGAAGTTTTTACTCCACCAGATTTGGTTAATGAATTGATTGAGTGTATGGATCAAAGTTTGTTCAAAAATCCCGATTCAAAATTCCTTGATAATTCTGCTGGAAATGGTAATTTTATAGTAGAATTAAAAAATAAATTATGCAGATATCATGATGAGGACCATGTAATAAACAATATGTTGTATGCTGTTGAGTTAATGGAGGATAATCATCGTGAATTATGTAAGAGACTTGGAATTCCCACAACTCATCCACATTATGTTTGTTCAGATGCACTTGAATATCATTACCGATTTGATGGTACAATAGGTCATCCCACCTTAGACCAATTTTTTAACTGACCACTCTCCCGATGATGGTTGGTAACTTTTGCTGTATAATATTTCTATCGTTATGACACCCATGCAACTCCGTCCTCATCAATCCGAAGCACTTGACATCATGGACCGCATCCTTAAGGGGATGATTGTGGTTCCCACTGGCGGTGGTAAGTCCCTGATTGCTATTATGGATGCTGTTCGTCAGTTTATGACTGGTGACAAAACTATTGTAGTCGTTGCTCCTAGGTTGATGCTCGCTCGTCAGTTGTCTGCTGAGTTTACTGAGCACATCACCAATGCATCCATTATGCATGTTCATTCTGGTGGCGATCTTCCTTACTTTACAACGACTAAACCAAATCAAATCTTTTCCTGGTGCTATCACACTAAAGGTAATAAGTTGATCTTTACTACTTATCAGTCTCTGCATCGCATTCAGGAAGCAAACATTGCTGTAGATACGATTTACTATGATGAAGCGCACAATTCAGTTAAAAAAAGTTATTTCTCTTCCGTCAAGTATTTCTCTTCTGTTGCTAACCGCAGTTATTTCTTCACTGCTACTCCTAAGTATTCTGCCACTGCTTCAAAACCTGGAATGAATGATGCTAGTGTCTACGGTGGCATTATTTACAATGTTCCTGCTCCGCGTCTTGTTAGTAACGGTTCCATTCTTCCTCCTAAGATTAACGCCATCAATGTCGGTAGCATTCGTTTGAAGGGCGAGGAAGCGGCAGAGAGGGACTGTATGACCCTTCTGGATACCCTATCCAATGAAGAGCACATGGAGAAGGTTCTAATCGCTGCTCCTAATACCAAAGTGATGATCCGTATGCTTGCTGAGACTGCCTTTATGGAGGAAGTTCAATCCATGGGATACGATCTCCTTTGGATTACCAGCAAGCATGGTGCATTCCTTAATGACCAGAAAATTACCCGTGAGCAGTTTTTTAATCTTGTACGTGAGTATGGTGCAGATCCTGACAAAAAGTTTATTGTTCTGCACTATTCTATTCTGAGTGAAGGTATCTCTGTTCCTGGTCTTACTTCTTTGATTATGATGCGTCAAATGAATGTTATTGAGATGTGCCAATCTGTTGGTCGTGTGATTCGTCTTCATCTTGATGATGTAAAGCGTATTCAACAAGGCACTCTTACTCCTGGTAATCTCCAGGAGTACACCAAATCTTTTGGTTTTGTTCATGTTCCCGTTTACAACAACGTGGGCATTGCAACGGTCAAACGCCTTCAGAACGTTGTAGATACTGTGTTTGTTGAAGGTCAACCTGCTATTGCTACTATTAAACGATGAAAGAAGGATTTATTACAAATGACGGTTATGCCGCAGTTCCATTTGGAAATCAACTTATGATCATCTATAATGGAGAGCAACTGCAAGTTTGTAGAACTGTCAACTCAGCTCACAATTTTATTAAAAAACATCGCACACAACCTCAATCTGGAACGGTATTTGTAAAATGAAAACAAAATTTATTTGTCTGACTCCAATCAGTAAGGAAGCAAAAACTCAGTTTACTCTTGATATGCTACAATTCCATTCTTGTAGAGTTAAAAATGAAGATAATGACCGATATTATGTCGAATCATTAAATAAAACTTGTTATTTTTGGGTAGATAAAGTATCAGATCCTAATTGGAGAATTGAAAAATGAAAATGGAACCAACTTCAGACCCAACTGCTTTGGTTAAAATTACAGTTGACAGAGAAGGACTGAAAACAATGATTCAGGCAGCTATCTGCGCTATCAGATATGGTGAAGATTGGAATTTTGGTGATGAGTATGACTTGGATCTCACTCCATATCATGACATGAGAGATCGTCTTATTGAAAAATACAAGGAGGTTTATTCCGATGAAGATTTCACAATCTGAACTTAAGCATCAACGTCTTCAAGCATGGTTGCGTGAGCATCAATGTGATGATATTGAATATCTTGGTGAGAAGGAAGGTGAATATTGGTATCGTATTGGACCTCACGAAATTACATCAGATCAATTTGAAGATATTGAATTTGTTGGAATGGTTGATGTTTAAAGAGTTTTTTGTAGAAGATGAGGTAAGTGATTACTTCAATCTTCTACTTAATTTTGTTTCTAATTATCCAGAGACTTTTAAGGATAAAAAACAAAGTTCTTTAAGTGGAAATTGTTTTTACACGTTAAATCTTTTGGATAATATTAACTCAAAAATCTTTTATAACTATATTGATAAAGTTAAATTATTGTGTGAGGATATTTTAAATTTAAAATTAAAATATTTTTATATTCATATGATTGATTATCAAAATGGTGGTAAAATGAATGTGCATAAGCACAACCACAATGAAGATTATAGTTTTATACTTTACTTAAATTCTTGTAATGATGGTGAAACCATGATTTATATTGATGATAATCAATATAAGATTATTCCAGAAAAAAATAAAGTGTTACTATTTTCTTCTCACATACCTCATTCTGCAGAATACTCTGAATCTAAAAGAGTTCTTGTTGGTGGGTTAAGAACCAAGTAGGAAATTATGGAAAAACATCAAAAAAGGCGCGATGCATTTAATCTTTTTTATGAGAGCGTCTTAAAACCAGATTATGAGTTGCGTGAAATTGCCCATGAGCAACAGTGTTATTATGAGTTGATGGAATGGAGGAAAGAAATACTTACATACTTGGACCTAAAAAGAATAGAAGAATTTAACTGATATGTTAAAAGTACCTCACGAGATACAATTACACGTTACTCACTCTTGCAATTTAACTTGTGAGGGATGCACTCATTATATGAATCAAGGTCACTCTGGTTCTGTATCTCTTGAACAGGCATCAGAGTGGATGGAAAACTGGAGTAAAAGAATCATACCTCAAAGGTTCACATTGATGGGTGGAGAGCCTGCTTTACATCCAGATTTGACTGAATTTGTATATTTGGCAAGAGAAAAGTGGTCAAATTCATATTTGGATTTAATTTCTAATGGATTTTATCTGTATAAACATCCAAATCTTTGGGAAGCATTAAAAAAAACAAGAACAACTCTTGGTGTATCTGTTCATTCTGATGGTGACCCAGAATATAGGCAGAAGTTTGAACCAGTTTATAATCTAATGAGAGAATGGATTGCAAAAGGAGCGCCAGTTGAAATGCGTCCATCAATTATTCATTGGATTAGACAATATAAAGGGTTTGGTGATAAAATGGAACCATTTGAAGATGATAATCCAAAGTTAAGTTGGAAGTATTGTGTATCAAAGTTGTGTGTTCAATTGCATGAAGGAAAACTTTGGAAGTGTCCCGCTCTTGCATATCTTCCAATGCAAGCAAATAAATATAATCTATCTGAAAAGTGGGAACCATATCTTAAATATACACCATTAGAGCATACCTGTACGGATGAAGAATTAAAAGACTTTTTTACTCGTAAGGAAGAATCTTATTGCTCTATGTGTCCTGCCAAAGAAGAGTATTTTATTCCTAAAAATCCACTCTTACCAGTAAGTTATTGGAAAAAGTTATATGACACTTGATATTGGTCCAGTCTATCCAGAAGATCCTAGAGATGTAGAGCACTTTGATTTTTGTGGCAATGAAATCTACAGGGCATATAATCTTCTAAGTAAATATGATATGAAAAATCTCTTAGAAGAGATTGATAATGAATTAGAAGTTTGTGAAGATAAATGGGATTTATCTGTTGAAGCAACTAATAGATTGTCTCAACGTAAGTTGTGGTATAAAAAAAGTTGGACAAACTTTTTTAAATTAGTTAAAAAACATCTTTATACTTATTCAGAAATCACTAATGACCCAAGAATAAAAGAGTATAAAGTCCAATCATATTGGGCAAAACGGATGAGGGGGACAACAGAGGAGAACTATGGGAATGAATTGTATATAAACTATGGTAATAGTCATAGTCATGATAATTTTGATCTTGGTATGATTTATTATCTTAAAAATCCCTCTAGAATATATGGAACTCTAATTGAGAATAAAGATAGAGAAATCATCATTCCAGGAGATGAAAATTCTTTATTAATACATCATTCTCATGTTAATCATCAACCAGTTATGCCACCACCTATTGTGGCAAAAGAATACTATAGGTGTGTAATTGTGGTTGATTTTATGCATCCTTCAAAAGTAGATTACTATGAACGCAGAAGATAGAATTAAATACGCAAGTATAACTCAAAAAATTAATAAAAAAAGAATATCAGACTTAACAGAAGATGAATATGATTGGTTAAAATATCATCCAAATTTAATTTCTGAAATTAGAAAACATAAACAAAAGAATGATATTATGAATGCTACTGTCGGCAACAAAAATACGATTGAAGAAATTTTGTTTGATTTGGACTTGTCAGACCGAATGTATCGATGATATAATTGATAATATCTACTATATTGAACAATGCATTCTATCTTTGACATGATGCACGACGAACGTCGTTACGGGTGGGTTGTAGACAAAAGATATGATTGGATTAATATGCTTCATAAAATGGAAAAAAACAATCCTAGAAGATTTTCAGAATTTCAATATTCAAAAGAAAATATCTATCATCATTTAGATAGAATACAACAAGAGCAAAATGTTTATGACTGAGTATGGATTATTCTTTTCCTGTAATCTACAATATTTCTCAAATACTTAAAGAACTAAAAAAAGAAGATCATAACATCATCAATCAAGATGAGTTTTGCATAGTAAATTGTAGTAGTAGCGAAACTCCTTTGTTGAGAGAAATAAGAGGACTTGCATTTAATCTTGAAGGTAATATAATTGCTAGACCATACCATCAAGCATTTACGTTAGACCAAAGTTTTGAAACTAATTTCGATAAGATTATAAAAAAACTTAAAAATCTTAATGTTTTTTTGGAAAAATTAGATGGTGTAATGGTATATCCTGTTCCGACCCCTTACGGATACAGACTAACTACAAAAAATGGAATTAATTCTACATCATTCAATGCTGAAGTTTTTATAGCAAATAAAACTTATTATAATGAGTTTATAAAAATATGCTTAGCAAAAAACTGTACGCCCATTTTTGAGTGGTGTTCTCCAAACGATAAAATTGTGGTAGAATATCCAGAAGAAAACTTAGTATTAACTGGATTGCGTAATATTAAAACAGGAGTGTATTGCAAATATATGTTCCTTCGCAAACTTGCAGTTAATTTAAAAATTCCTGTGGTAAATAAAATGTGTGTCAACTACTATGAAATTTCTCAATATATTGATGAAATTAAAAATCAACAAGATGCCGAAGGTGTGGTAGTTAGGTTTGATAGTGGGCACATGTTTTATATTAAATCGGAAGCATACTTGCAGAAAAAAAGTTAACTTCTATGGAACACTTAAAAATTAAACCATACCAAACAATTTTAGTTTTAAATTCTAGTTACGAACCAATTAATTTTACTAATTGGAGACGAGCTGTAATTTTAGTTCTAAAAGAAAAAGTTCAGGTTATATCTGAAAGAGTTATTCGATTACTAAATTATATTAAAGTTCCAATTAATTATGCTGCAAAATGTAAACCATCTAGAGCAATGGTTTATAAAAGAGATCGTAATACTTGTCAATATTGCGGTTCTACTACTAGACTGACCATAGACCATGTGCTCCCTCGTAGTAAAGGTGGAGATGACTCTTGGGAAAATTTAGTGGTTGCATGTTCTTCTTGTAATACTAAAAAAGGAAATAAATTATTAGAACATACTAATATGAGATTGATTCGTCAACCAAGAGCACCTTGGAATAAAGTTGCGTTTGATCTTGCTAATTGTAATGTTCCTGAGTGGAGAGAATATTCATATGAATAAACTTCGTAATCCTTGTGTAATTTTTGATTTAGATGGCACATTATGCAATGTAAAACATAGACAGCAATTTATTGCAACTCACCCAAGAAATTGGGATGCTTGGAATGCTGGTATTCTACAAGACAGTATAAATGTTCCTGTTGGAGTTGTTTTTAAGTCTTTGAAAAATACATATTCCAAATTAAAAATGGTCATTCTTACTGGAAGAACGGATAATTATAAGGATGAAACTGAATTGTGGTTAAATAAAAATGCAATTGAATATGATGAATTGTATATGAGAAAACAGAATGACCGTAGAGATGATTCTGTAGTAAAGGGTGAGTTTGTGGATTTTTTGGAAAAGAAGTATAATATATTGTGTGTTTTTGAAGACCGTAAAAGAGTTGTTGATATGTGGGTGAAAAGGGGTATATGGGTATTTGATTGTGGTCAAACAAAAGGAGATTTTTAAATGTTTTTTCGTAAATTAAACAAGCAGTTTTTTATAAACAACTATAATAAGACTGGTAGAAAAATAGAATATGGAATGGATACTCCATATGGATTTGCTGGTATTAAATATTCATATATTAAATCAGAGAATGAAACTGATTTGCTTCAAGTAATACCAGAATCTTATAGAGATAATTGTACTCTGTCATTAATGGAGCTGAATTATAAAATTCCTCCACATACTGATAGTAATATTGAGGCTATTGTAAACTTTTATATTAAGACTGATAGATGTGTAACACAGTTCTATTATCCTCCAGGAGAAACACCTACAACTAAAGTCGCAAATCAAACAGACGGAGCAATCTTTCATGAGGGTTATTTGAGAAAGTCTGTCAGGTTTATGGCACATCCTGGAGATGCTTATTTGCTTGATGTATCTAAACCACACTCGGTATTTCCAATGGAAGCAGGTCTTCCTGATCGTAAAGCAATTTGTTTGCAAATTCTTTATAAGTCTTTTGATGAGGCAGTGGAAATGTTGAAAGAAACTGGATATATTGATGAATGAAACAATTTGATACTAAACAAATAGAACTGCATGTAACTCATACTTGCAATTTTACTTGTGAGGGATGCTCTCATTATTCAAATCACGGTCATTCTGGGACATTAACCCTAGAAACTATAAAAGATTGGCTATATATTTGGGGTCAAAGAATAAGACCAAAAACTTTTGTTATTCTTGGTGGTGAACCAACTTTAAATAAAGAACTTACTGATATTGTATATTTGGTGAGGATGATTTATCCTGATCCATATACACAAATTGACCTTGTATCTAATGCTAGTTTTTTACATAATCATCCAAAACTCCCAAAAGCACTGATAGCAACTCAGACAAATTTAGCAATATCTATACACAGCACCACTCATAAAAACTATGTAAAAAAGTTTAAACGTGGATATACTCTTGCTAAGCAATGGAGACATGATCTTGGAGTGCATGTAGAATTTTGGGATTATACTAATGAATATTGGACACCACAATATACTGGGTTTGGAAATAATATGATGCCTTATGAGCATAATAATCCTAGGCAAAGTTGGGAAAAGTGTTTATCTAAACATGCTATCCAACTACATGAAAATAAATTGTGGAAGTGTCCAGCATTGGCTTATTTACCAATGCAATCTAAAAAATATAATTTAAGCGATAAATGGAATGTATATCTTAAATATCAACCATTAGAACCAGATTGTAGTGATGATGAGCTGGAAAAGTTTTTAAACAAAGAAGATGAGTCATATTGTTCAATGTGTCCTGCAAATAAGGATAAAAATTTTGTAAAAGAAGATCCAACACTACCAGTAAGTTATTGGGAGAAAAAATATGATAACATGGGGGATATCATCTAATAGTCATAATGCTGCATTGTCAGTATTTGTAAAAGACGAATTGGTATTCGCCAGTGAGAGTGAACGTTTTAGTAAAATTAAAAATGATCCATATATTTCAGATTCTTTATTAAACTATGCTTTAAGATATGGAAAACCAGAATTAATTTGTTGGTATGAAAATCCTTTAAAAAAGAGGATGAGACAAATTTATGCAGGTCAAGGTCCATTTGTGAATAATTTTGAAAGATATTATGAGTGCAAGCACAAATTTTTTAACCATCACTATACCCATGCATGTGGTGGTTATTTTACTAGTAAATTTAAACATGCTGTTATTTTAGTCATAGATGCTATTGGAGAATTTCAAACACTTACAATTTGGGAAGCAAGTGGCAATAATTTAAAGTTAAAGTATGAATTAAAGTATCCAAATAGTGTGGGATTACTGTATTCTGCAATGACTCAGCGGTGTGGTTTAAAACCGAATGAAGAAGAATATATTTTGATGGCTTTATCTGCATTGGGAGATAAACATAAATTAAAAGATGCTATTTTTGATGATTTCATAACAGAAGATTTTAAATGTAAGTTAAATTTACATCAGGGATGTAAAGATTGGAGACCAGAAGAATCAAAAGAAGATATTGCTGCGGCAACTCAAGAAGTGTATGAGATTCTTTTTAATAATGCACTGAGACTTGCTAAAAAATTGGTGCCAACTAATAACCTTGTATTGATGGGGGGTTGTGCTTTAAATTGCGTAGCAAATAAACATGCTTATAATCATTTTAAAAATGTGTGGATAATGCCAGCACCTGGAGACAGTGGATCTGCGATTGGTGCTGTATTGGCGCACAAGAAAATTCATATCAAATTCAAACCCTATATTGGATATTATCTGCAACATAAACATACAAACACTGAGATTGTAAAATATTTGTATGAGCATAAAGTGTGTGGACTTGCGAGAGGTAGATCGGAGTTTGGTCCAAGAGCATTGGGTGCAAGGAGTTTAATAGCAGACCCATCTGATCCAGAAATAAAAGATAGAGTTAATAAAATCAAAAATAGAGAATCTTATAGACCATTCTCTCCAGTTGTTCCTATAGAGTTTGCCAATACTTATTTTGATATGCATCAGGATTTGATAGAAAGTCCATTTATGCAACACACCGTTAGATGTAAATATCCAGAAAAGTTCCCTGGAATTGTTCATGTTGATGGAACAAGTAGATTGCAAACTGTTAAAAAAAGTGATGCTCCTAGACTTTATAATTTACTATATCAATGGAAAGCAAAAACTGGTCATCCCATGCTTTTAAATACTAGTTTAAATATTAAAGGGCAACCGATGTTAAATGATGAGAGGGATTGTGATAAGTGGTCTAGACGCTATAATATTCAAATATTCTCATGACATTTTTAAAATTATCTGAAAGATTTGAACAAAAATTACTTCTTCCAAATCAAGAACTAATCACTGGTAATCATGAATGGTTTGACCAAGATACTAAGGAACTTTATAAAACAAATCTAAAAGAACAACCTGATGATTGGTATTATCGGGTTAATAAAGTTGAATATAATTTAAATAGTGCTGGATATAGAACAAAAGATTTCAATCAAATAAATTGGTCAAAATCAATCGTGATTTTTGGATGTTCTCATGTATTTGGTGTTGGAACTTCAGAGGAAGATACTATATCTGGACAATTAGAAAGTATGACAAATTGCTCAGTGATTAATTTAGGTTCTACTGGGTCATCCTCTTTATTCACTTTACATAATTCTATACTGTTAAATGAGTCATATCCAACTCCAAAGGCAGTTGTTAGTATTTGGACTTCTCCATATAGACTTCCATATTATACTGAAGATCGCGTGATGCATTGTGGAAATTGGAATTATGATAGATTTAAAATTGGTTATTATTGGAATATTGATAAGAATAATGCAATCACACATTTAAAGTTAAATGCGATGACTTTCCAAGAATTTTGGAAAAATAAGACTAATTATTTTGATTTAAGTTTATTTTATGATACTGCTAAAATATTAAATTGTGAATATGTAAATCAAATAGATTCTGCTCGTGATTTAGTAAAACAAAAATCAGGGTCTTATGTTGCCCATCAAGGAAAATTAACAAATAAAATTATAGCGGGAAGAATAATACAAGGATTAGGATTGCAAGTTGCTTGATAATGTGTTATCATTACACCAGATGCTATAGAGGACATGGCAATCCGTACATTTTCTGACACAAATTCAAATGACTGGAGTTGGGAAGAGACACCAGAGACTATTGAAGCATTAAAGCAACTTCATAATACAGTAAAACAAGTAAATGAAAATAAAACTCTAAAACCAAAACCTGTGAAAAAATGACAGAAGATAAAAAGTTAATTGACGGATGTTTTTACGTAGATCAAAAAAAGTATGGACTTTGGTATTCCACAGACGAAGAAGGTAATGGACTTATCACCTCTCTCACTGAGCAGTCGTGTATTCAAGCAACCCGTTTTTATCTTAAAGGACGGCAGGAAGGTTGGACTGAGACCAGAACTTATGAAGGTGAAGTAGGTGGAAAACTCTAAAGAATATCCATATCATGTGTTAGATCCAACAACACCTTGGTATGAGTGGTTATGTTATTGTGAAATTTGTCACCAATTAAATGTTATTGGACAACCATCTTTAGGTAGATTTGCTGCATATCGACGTTATTTAAAATCGGTAGGTGTATTGTGAACATTAAAAACTTTATTAACTGGTTCTTTGTATCCGACAAAGAAAAGAAAGTAATCGTAGATTGTGCTGATGGTTTTATTGGAAGTAAATTTACTTTACTTGATTTAATTCAATCTTTAGAGACACGGGTGGAATATCTTGAACAAAAATATAAAGGAGCACTTGAGGATATTAAGAGGTTAGAAATAGAAAATATAGAGACTACAAACTCTTTGTATGAAATGGAGAACCGTCTTCAAGCACAAATTGATGCTCACTGCCCACCAATATATAATATGAAGCAATATACATTGGGAGATAAGTAATGTACGAATTGGATGATTTTGAAAAAGCATTAGCACATTTTGGAACAAGAGTTGATATTATTTGTGCTCTTGAAATGGGTGATAAAATTGATGCTCAAACAGCATATAAAGAGATTAAATCAGAACTGAAAGAACTTAAAAAAGCAAAGAAGCAATATCTTAAAGATCAGTGAAGGTCAATCCAAATATAATACGTTCAATCAATAATCAAGAGTTTATTCCACTACCAAATACAACAGTTCAAAATTTTGGACAATCCATAAAAAATGGTGATAAATTTGATATATGTGGTAGTTGGGATTTTTTTGGTTCTGATGATTGCGATAAATATCAGTTAAATTTACAACTCCAATCTCCCGACTGGTACTATCGAAAAAATAAAGTAAAATATACTTTAAATTCTCATGGATATAGAACCAAAGAGTTTAATGATATCAATTGGTCAAATTCAATAGTTATTTTTGGTTGTTCGTATATTTTTGGAACTGGTATAGATGATTCTCATACAATACCTGCATTTTTGGAAGAACTTTATGAAATACCTGTAATTAATTTGGGAATGGGAGGTTCATCAATACAGTTTGCTTTACATAATTCATTAATGCTTTATAAAAAATATGGAACTCCAAAATGTGTGATTTATTGTATGCCAGGTATTACAAGATATTTGATGTATCAAAGAAATCGCGTAGAGTTAAAACTTGATTGTGAAAATAATAGTAAATTTGTAGATCATTTGGTTCCATTTAATCTTATAAATGTTGAGTTAATTAGGAATTTGTGGGAAGGAAAGACTCAATATTATGAATTCTCTTTTTTTCCAACAACATCAAAATTATTAGGTTGTGATTTGCATAAACCAATACCAGATGATTATGCTAGAGATATGAGTCATCCTGGCATAAAATCTAATAAATTAACCGCACAAAACATTTACAAATTTTTGAAGTTATGATTAAATATATTAGAAAGATATACAATTTATTTGTAGAATATCTTGAAAATCAAAAAAGCAAAAAATTAGCTAAACAACTTAGCAAAGAAGATCCTTTCATTTACAAGTAATCATGGCAAAAATTTATGAATCTCCTGATAAAGGAGAGACTATTAGAGAAAGAGAATTTCTTGGTTGGCAAGAAGTTAAAGAATCTGATTTTAATAAAGTTATGGCAAAAGATCCTAAAAAGACTTGGATTTTGGAAGTTGAAAAAGTACATGAAGAATACTTTATTAGTCTCCCTGATGATTTGCTTGATGCTGCTAATTTAAAAGCAGGAGATAATATTGAGTGGGTTGATAATGGAGATGGTTCTTTTATTATGAAGAAACTTCCTTCTATGACTTATGATGAAATGGTTGCAGAAGGTTGGACTATGACTGGGGATGGATTTTGGATAAAGGATAAATAAGTAAATAAAAGAAATATTATTGTAAGATGGCAGCAACATTAACCGCTACTGGTTTAACTTTTGATGATGGAACTTCATTAAATTCAAAGTATGGAGTTTTGGCACAAGGAACAGTATCGGTATTCTTCCAAGCGGCAGCACCTACTGGATGGACAAAATCTACTACTCATAATGATAAAGCACTAAGAGTCGTGTCTGGAACTGGTGGTAACTTTGGATTTGGTGGAGTATCTGGTGCTGGTGGACTGTCTTTTAGTACAGTATTTCCAAGTAGCACTTCTCCAGTGAGTGTTAGTTTTAGTGCAAATGTTCCTGTTACGGGCACTGTTGGAAATACAACACTAACAACTTCACAAATACCAAATCATACTCACAATTCTTTAACTGGTGGAAGTGGAAGTGCTTCAAGTGGAGGATCTAATTTCTTGGTAAGTGGTTCAAATAATACTGGAGGTGTTGTGTCTCCTGGAGGCACTGGTGGATCACATAATCACCCGTTTAGTGGTAATATAAATTTTACTGCAACTGGTAGTGGTTCTGTTGATTTAAGACTACAATATATTGACGTTATTCTCTGCTCTTTTGATTGATATGGCAAGACTAACTTCTACTGGAATTTTATTTAACATTGCAGATACAGCAAATTCTATTAATAGTTTTTACTGGATATATCCTGCTGGGACTATAAAGGTATTTTATCAAGCAACTGCACCTACAGGATGGACAAGACTTTCTACCCAAAATAATAAAGCACTAAGAGTTGTTTCTGGGACTGGTGGTGGATCTGGTGGTGCAGTAAATTTTACAACGGTATTATCCTCAACGAGTGGTAACTTTTCTGTAAATGTTAACAGTACATTTCCAGTTGGATTAGCACCCACTACAGTTCAAAATGTTGGTAATACTACGTTAGCATTATCACAATTACCAGATCATACTCACGTAGGATTAACAGGAGGACTTGGAGGTTCTGGTGCAACTCCATTTAGTTTTGGTGGTTCTTTTCTTGTTTCTGGAACAAGTGGAACTGGTGGAATGAATGAAAATTCTGGAGGTGGGTCTCATACTCACCCATTTAGTGGATCTGCATCTATGAATGAAACTAGGGCATATTCGTTAAATTTAGCAGTTCAATATGTAGATACTATAATTTGCTCATTAAACTAAATATGTTATAATACAATTACTATTTTGACTTAATTATGGCTCAAATTAAACCTGGAAACTTTTGCCCCCTAATTCAATCAGATTGTAAGGGACTTGAATGTTCTTGGTATACTCAAATAAGAGGTTCTAATCCAAATACAGGTGAACCTGTGGATGAATGGGCATGTGCAATTAATTGGTTGCCAATGTTGATGATTGAAAATTCTCAACAACAACGCTCAACTGGTGCAGCAGTTGAATCGTTTAGGAATGAAATGGTTAAAGCAAATGAAAGTAATATTAATGTTTTGTCTGCTGCTGCTCAAATGCTACAACATGCAAGAGAGAGTAAAGTTCTAACTGCTAACGTACAAGAGGTAACAGAATAATGAAAAAATTTACATTAATTGAACAGGATCGATACATTGGTATTGATGATGTTGGTATCTT